TATTGTGAATAGTTTCCAATTTTGCCTTAAAGTTACGCATATCGTTGTTCAGCTTATCTTGGTTAATTCTCTTACCTTTGAATAGCTGCCCTTTTTGCATTGTTTCTTGCATAGTTCGCAAATCGGCCATTTCTGCAATTAACCTTTCTGCTTGAGGAGATTCATGCAAGTACTCTCGCAACTCCTCCGGTGTTTGTGGCAAATCATCAAAATCTGCGTGTCCTTTCCACCAGCTTTTCAGCCAATCTACCATCCATGTTGCGTATGGTATTTGTTTCAGGACATCCATTAGGGGACGAAAGTATTTGAGCACTCTCGCACATCCCATCAAAGGAGCTAGCATAATCATGCTTATAGCAAACATTCCTGTTAATGCTGACGCTCCTTTGTTGACATCTCCACGCCATCCTTGCGGGTGTAAGTCCCAACCTGATTTAAACCAGTTGCTCATACCCCACAACAGTCCCACCGTTAACGGGACTATCTGCGAAATTCGCAGAAATAACATATCAATGCGTCTTGTTTCAGCTTCTGCTGCCATATACGCTCTGATTGCTACTTTCCCAATGTTCCACTCTGTAGTTAGTGTATTCTTTGCGTTGATCCACTCACCTTTAATATACGTGATCACATCAGGAATGCTCACACTTAGTTTAACCCAAGCTTGGACTAATTCACCCAATGCCCAAGTTATGGACGACACTGAATACAGTAAGTAAGCAATCATTAAATAAATCATGCCATACCCTACTGCTTCGACGTACTTGGAAAATACTATACTATTTTCCATTGCCGGTGACAAATCGGCTCCTTTTGCTCCCAGTATCAGAGCAGCGAACACAAACGCTTGTAGCATTTGTGGATCCCTAAAATGGAACGTTCCAAAACGATCCTCCTCTTCATTATACACCATGGCATAATAATCTTCTTCGCTAGACGTAGTTTCCTCATTCGAGGTTGCGTTTTCCGCCTCAAAAACGACTTGATTCAAAGTAACTGGCTCTTTGTGAGCTTCGGTACCCTTTGAGACAATACCTAGACCAATTTCTACGGGGGTCACCTCCCGGGACATTTCTGTCCGCT